ATGTGGTCCGCGCCAATCAGCGCCGCCCGCGGGCTGACAGTTTGAAGGCTCTGCTTGCTGCTGCGCCGCTGGAAGATGTCGATATTTCGCGAGCTCGGGATCACGGCCGCGAACCACTGTTTTGAAATGGCTGTACTTGGAACCTAAGTACAGCCGCTTCATAACATGCCACGGTGCTCTACAGGAGAACGGTCCCGCACAGCAGCCGACAGGGCCGTTCAGATCCTCATCGGCGGACACCGCTTCCGGCCGGCATTCCCGTCGGCTTGAGCGACGAGTTTGCCACCCCTGGCGACACGGTGCGGCGATGGGAGTTCTTTACGAGCCGCAATGTTCTGAGCGAGCAACGCACACTTCCTTGAAGGAAGTGGTCGCAGCATTGCGTGGCTTTCTACTGCCGGCCCTCCCGTTGGCAGGCGGACCAAATACCGGCGTAACTCTGTGGCCCGTCGGGCCGTGGAGGCGGCAGTCTTCCGCGCGCGTCTTTCCCGAGCCTGGCGCTTCGCATAGCCGAATTCGCCGCGGTCTGTCTCACCCGCCAATGTCTCACCGAAAATTGTCTCACGCGCAGAAATCATCTTGACAGGGCGCGCGTGCCTTCAACGACGAACCGCCGCGACCGCTTCGCCGGAAGGCGCCTGCCATTGAGCCGCCAAGCGATCACGCTCAAGGCGTACTCCCAGCGCCGGTGCGCGGTGGCACGCGCGATCCCGAACCGCCAGCAGATCATCTTCCAGGGGGTGCGCTCGGCGCGTGCCCAGGCGAGCTTGGCGTCGTCAACTTCCAGCCAGCGCAGCCAGTCGAGCGTCTCCTCCATGCGGGAGATGGCGTCCGGCGCCGGGGGTGGGCGCTTGAGGCGCGGCGGCTCCTGTCCGACGAGATCGGAAAACGCATGCAGAACCTTGGGCCAGAGATTGTAGTAGCCCTGCACGCGCACCGGCGGCAGCCGCCGCATGACGTCGGCGGCTTCGCAGAGCCGCTCTTCGACCCGCTCGCGCGTCCAATCGGTCATTGGCGATGCTCCTCGCCGCTGCGGCGCTTGCCGTAGAGCTTCTCCCCGAGCTGGCGCACGAGCTCGCGCTCGGGCCAGGTCAAGCGCGGATCGTGCGGGCTCACGACGAGGAGGTTCTGCTCGCGCCAGCCGTCGCGCTTGAGCTCCTCGAGCGAGCGGCGCCTGCCGCCATAGCCCTTCGGTATCCACCTCATGGCTCAAGCCTCCCGAGCGATGAGATCGGCGAGCACGCCATTCTCGGGCGGCGCATCACAGCACCTCCTTGAGCCAAGCGGGCGGGTTTTCAGCGGGTGAACGTTCGAAGGCACGTTCACCGCCATGTTCACCGGCGTAAGTAGTTGGCGCGCCTTGCGTTTGTGAACATGGTGAACGTGGTGAACGTTTTTCCGCCTCTTTATTATTATTGTCGGAGGCCGTCTCCTCACGCGCTAGCATAGAAAAACGTTCACGACGTTCACGACGTTCACCAAACCCTTTGTTTTCAATGGGTTGGGTCGGTGAACGTGCCGGTGAACGTTGGTCGCAACGTTCACTATGCTCACCTTCCTGCGCGGGGGAAGGATCGGAAGAACGTTCACAACGTTCACCACGTTCACCTTCCTGCGCCGCGGCCGCGCGCCGACCGAGCAAACGTTCACCGCGTTCGCCGCGAGCTGATGCCTCGTCTTCGATGGCGAGCTTCCAGCGCTGCGCCCGCTGCGCCGTGCCGACGGCACGGATGCCCACATGCAGGTCACCGATCGCGAACACGCGATCGCGCATCCGGCCGAGGGCCTTGCCGAGGCGGGTCCGCTGGGAGCGGTCGCTGCCGTTGCCGAGCGGCAGCGGCGGCTCGCATTCCCCGGCAATCGGAAACAGATCAGAGGTGCCGACCTCCGCGGTGCCGAAGCGATCCCACCAGGCCGCGACGAAGTTGCGCCACAGGATCCCTTCGGCATCGGAGAGTTCGTAGAGCTCCTCCGCGTTGGCGAGGAATCCGGATATGCCGGCGACATCGAGAATACCGCCCATGGTCTCGGACCACGCCTCGAAACTGCCGAGCGTGGCGCGACGATCGCGCGGCCTCCCGGCCTCGACCCAGGCCCGGGCGAGGGTGAGGCAGGCGGCGACGAGCGAGCCCCGATGGGCGTGCACCCAGGCGAGCAGATTGGGGTGGCGGAAACCCTCCCGCTGCCAGGGCCGGTCCATGTGCGCATCGAGCCGGATGCGCACCGCGCGGCGGGCGATCTCGTTCGAGAGTTGAGGGTTGTTGCCGGTGGCGACCCATGCGCAGCGGACGGGGATGCGGATGATGTCGGAGCGCCCGAGAATGCGGTCCTCCCAGTACGGAGCGGTGAGCGCGGCGGCGACGGGCGCGGCATCCAAGGGGCGGCGCAGGTTGTCGATCACGACCATGAGCGGCGAGGAGCGCAGCTTGGCGGTCAGCCGCTTGCGCCATTCCTCCTCGTCGCGGCCTTCGGTCATGATCGAGGCCGAATGCCCGGTTGCGATCACGGCGATGGCGTCGACCAGGAGCGTGGCGCCGGTACCCGGCGTGGGCTTCTCGACGAGGTGCAAGGGCGTTGGTCCTTCGATCAGCGGGCGGACGAAGGGCAGGAGCAGGAGGGCGAGCGCATGGGCGCGCTCGGCCTCGGAGGTGAAGGGAAAATCGCCGAGCAGATCGTGGAGGAGCAGCGAGCGCGCTGCCGCGATGTCGGCTGCGCCCGGCCGCTCGGGGATGGGCGGAAGCTCGAAGCCCGCTGGCGGTTCGTGCAGCAGCCGGGTTGCCGGGTGATATCCGCGTTCGGTGACGAGCTCGCCCGCGCGGCCGAAGACGGGTGCGGCCACGATGCCGGCGAGCACCGGCAGGTCGGGATTGGGGGTGGCGAGCAATGCCTTGACGAGCGGCGTCGGCGGATGTGCGGGTACGAGATCGCCTTCGCGATTGCGCTTGCGCCAATCGATGAGATGGGCGAGTGCGAGCTTGAGGCGATCCTCGGTGAGATGGACGGCCATGGCCCGGCCGTCGTCGTCGCGGGTGACCCAGGCGAGCATGGCGCCCATCCGGAACAGCCAGGGTGGCGCGTTGCACTCGAGGAGCAGCACGCGTGTCTCTGCTGCGAGCGCGGCCAGATCGCCATGATCGGCGCGCAATCTGGGCCGCACCCCCGTGATGATCGGGAACCCCACCGGCAGGTTCGGCGCGTCGCTGCGGACGGCCGGCCTGTGATTGTCGGTCCTTGCCGGCGCGGGTGGCATCCATTCTGCGGCCGATTCGACGACCGCGCGCACCGCTTGTGCACCCGCGCGGCAGAGCAGATCATTGAAATCGTCGCCCTCCTGCGGAGGCGATGCGATGAAGACGCGACACCCTTGCTGATGCAGCCTGAAAGCAGCGGCTTCGGCTGCCCGCTGTCCGGTGCTCGACGCATCGTGGTCGGCAAGGATGATGACGCGCGTGATTCCGGATGGAAGCTCGATCTGTTCGAGATTGCCGGCGGACAGGGCTGCCCAGACGGGCAGGTCTGGACACGCCGTCATCACCGCAAGCGCGGTCTCGATGCCTTCGGCGAGCCCGAGCAAACCATCGGCGGGGGCGGACAGACGCACGGCGCCGCCGCTCGCCCTTCCGAGCATCTTGCGATTGTTCTTGACCGACGCCTTCCCTGCGCCGTCGGGAGCAAGCCATATACGATGCAGTCCGATCGTCTCGCCTTTGGCGTCGCGGATCACTGCGACCATGGCCGGCCAGCCGGTCCTGCTCTCCCAATGAACGAGATCGGGATGGAAGCGCAGGTCATCGCATGAGGGAAGGTCAAGCCCACGCGCGCGCAGGTAGGTTTCCGCGAGCGTGCCGGCGATCGGAACGGCGCGGGCGAGGATGATCGCGATCTCTTGCGCGACGTCCTTTTCCTTCGCAGACGGCGGAGGCGCGCGGCGGGCGGGAGGCGCGGCGGTTGAGCCCGTGATGGCGGCGGCATGGGCGTAGAGATCGCGCCCCACGAGCCCGGTGGCATGCTGAAGCGCATTGAGCGGCCCCCCACCCTCGCCGCCGTCGTGGTCGTACCAGTCGCCGGCGTGCGGGCCTCGAAGCGCGATCACGCAGGAACCGTTCTTGCGCGGGGCGTCGCCGCGGATGTTGGCAAGCCGCCAGACGTCGCCCTCGCGCCGGCCATTGGGAAAATGCTGCGGCACCCAGCTTGCTGCCGTGTCGCGCAGGCTGGCGACGATCGCGTCGAGATCGTAGCGGCTATGGTGCGCGGCCGGAGCGAGGTCGTTGAGGTCGATCATGCGCTCGCCTCAGTCGAGAATCACGAGCCCGCGTTCGGCGCGCGTGATGGCGGTATAGAGCCAGCGCGCGCGATCCTCGGTCGTGCGGCCAAGGCCGTCATCGAAGACGATTACGTTCTCCCATTGCGAGCCCTGCGCCTTGTGGCAGGTGATCGCCCAGCCCCAGACCGCCTCGATGATGGTCTTTTTCTTCCAGTGGTCGCGTCGCTCGCGCTCTGGATCGGGCGCGACGTGCTCGTCGAAATGCCCCTTGTAGATGCGGAAGCGTTCGCACTCGCCGTTCGCGCCGCCGATCTTCTGCCCGTCCTCGGTGGTGATGGTGGCGGTGAACGAAATCTCGTCTTCGTCCTTGACCTCGGCAAGCGAGAGGAACATGCCGTTGACGAGACCGAGATCGTTGCGGTTCTTGAGGCAGATGAGCTTCTCGCCCCGGCCGGTCGGATAGATGCCGTCGAAGCCCGCCGCGCGCTTCATGGCAAGGTTCAGCTGCAACCGGGTTGCGTTCTTGCCGCAGATCACCTGGCCGCCTTTGAGCATCTGCGCAGGCGAAACGTCGGTGCGGCGCATCTTCCAGACGAAGGCATCGTGCTCGCCGTACGGAATGGGCTTGCTCTCGCGCGCCCACGTTGCAAGCCGGATGATGGCGCTTTCGCCGGCCTGGCGATGAATCTCGGTGAGCATCACGTCGGGCTCGCCTTGCGTGAATGCCCCTTCACCCTTTACCGGCGGGAGTTGGCCAGGATCACCAAGCACGAGGATCGGCTTGCCGAAGGCAACGAGGTCGCGCGCCATGTCGTCGCCGACCATCGATACCTCGTCGAGGACGAGGAGCTTTGCATCGCGCAGGATCGACTGCTCGTTGAGCACGAAGCGCGGCTTGTGGACGTCGGATAATCGCAGTTGGAGCGAGCGAAGCCGTGATTCGGCCAAGAGGCGCTCGACTTGGCTCATTGACGCGAGCCTCGCCTCGAGATCGGCGATGTCCTGCTTGATCCGTTCCATCTCGGCTGGCGTCGCCTCCGAGACACGGTAGATCAGCGAGTGGATGGTCGAGGCGGGCGTGCCCTTGCGGGTCATGACGAGCGCCGCCTTGCCGGTGAAGGCGGCGTAGAGGACGTCGGAGCCGTCATCGAGACCGAGCTCGGTGATGGCGTGCCTGGTGATGGTGGTCTTGCCGGTGCCGGCATAGCCGAACACGCGGAACACCTGTTGCGTGGCGGTGCGGTTCTTGAACCAGTCCTTGATCGCGGCGATGGCCTTGGCTTGCAAAGGCGAAGGCGTGAAGCTCATAGCGTCTCCTCCCAGCAGCGGCGCGCGTAGGGACAGACGCGGCAGAGGTAGAAATCGGATGCTGCGGCGATGCGCGGCAAGAGCTCGCCGGCCTCCGCTGCATGGATAATGGCGACTGCCTTGTCGGACAGGGCCTGGGCCTGAGCGGGATCGAACGCGACAATTTCGTGATGGAGCGCCTGAGTATCCTTGTTGAGGGCGGTGAAGAGGGTGCGCTCGACCTCGAGATAGGCCATGTAGAGCTGGACTTGTGCGAAGTAGATCGGCTTCGACACCGCGAGCCCCCGCTTGACCAGGTCGTTCCAGCTCTTGGCGTTCAGGGCCTTGTGTTCCCAAAGCGCCGGCCAGGCGATGCCGATGACAGGGCCATCCACGATGACGCCGTCGATGTGGCCGCGCAGCCTGCCGCCGGCGGCCGAGAAGGAGAATTGGCTTCCATCCCGCCGCTCGGTGCGCAAATCGAAGCCGGCGGCGCGCAACCAGCGGGCGGAGAGCCGCTCGCACAGATGCCCGGCTTCGAACACGCGCAGGGCGCCTCCATCGACCTCCCGTCCGTCGTCCGGCCGCGCATGGGTGATCTCGTAGACGAGGCGGCGCGCGCAGGGCTCACCGATGCGGCTTGCCCCGAGATAGTCGCGCGGCGGCGTGTGCTCCCGCTCGGCGATGAGAGCGGAGTCGATGAGTGCGTTGATGCGGACGGCGGGGTCTTCGGTCGAGCCGTGGGTCAGCGCGCGCCCGTAAATGAAACCGGAACCTTGGTTCAGATCGAGAAACATGTCTCAGAACGGCAGAGGGTCGTTCAGTTCATCATCCTGCGCCCGCTTCTCGACCGCTTGGCGCTGCATGGACTCCTGGAAGCCGTCGATGCAGGCCTCGATCAGGCGATCGATCTCCTCCGCCGTGCGATCATGGAAGGGCGCCATGAGCCCGAGCTCGGTCAGCGCCTCGGCGAAATTGCGCCGCGCCTCCTTGATCGCCTGCTTCTCGAGGTCGGTCTTGTCGATCATGCCATTGTTCCTCCTCGCGAGGGCCGAACCGGCGTTGAGGCAGCGCATGGAGCAGAAGCGGTAGAAGGGGGAGCGGTCCCAGCGCAGCCGGTGGCAATAGCCGAAGCCGTGTGCCTTCCGCCCGCACAAGGCGCAGAGGCTTACCCGAGCAAGAGCCATCCGATCGGGTCGTCCTTCGGCCAGCCTTGCCGTGCGAGGCGTTCCGATTGCAGGACCATCCAGCGCGAGATGGCATTGCTCGCCATCGCTTCGAGATCGACCATGGTGAGGGAGGCGATGGGGCTTCGGAGTTTTCCAGCGCCGCGCCCCTCGAGCCATCGGCCGATCTCCCTTGCCGCCTCGCGCGTGACGTGCGCCTGCCACTCGTCATCGGTCATGGCCATTAGCCGTTGAGCCAAGCGGGGCCGGCCGGCCTGGCCGTCTGCTGCGGTTGCGCGGGCGTGGCTGCGGCCGCCCAGGCTGGCGCCACGGACGGCGCCGGCGGCTGTGCGGTCGCGGGGCGACTCCAGGCCGGCTGCACAGACGGCTGTGCGGGCGTCGATGCGACGCGACGGCTCGGGCTCGGCGCCACCTCGCGCCCTTCCATGACGGCCTTCCATTCCTTCTCGTTGGGCAGCACCACCCGGTCGAGCCGGTTCTGGTCGCGGTAGGCAGGGTTGTCCGAGGGCTCGACCCGGATCTTGGCGACGAAGACGATCCCGTTGAGGTCGGCAAGGCCGCGCAGGATGCGCTTCTGTTTTGCCGCCTCGCTCATGTCGTTGGGATCGAGCCCGAGTGCGGAGTCGATCATGGCGCGGAAGGTGCTCTTCGAGATCTTCCAGCCGATTGAGACCACCTGCTCGTCCACCTTGCCGCCCGCGACCGTGAACATCTGCCAGAACTTACGCCGGGCATGCGGGCCTTCGGTCACCGTGAACTCGCAATCGAGCAGGAGTGCATCGCTCAAGCTCGAGGCCTTGAGCAGGCCGCGATCGGTCTCGTTCGGACCATCGATCCCGCCCGGGCGGATCGTCATGGCGAGCTTGGCAAACGTGCCGTCGGGGATGAGCTCGCTCGAACGCTGCGGCTCGGCATCGTTCATGTCGAGGGACATGGGGATCATCCTTCCTTGCAAGCATTGATCTTGGCGATGAGGGCGGAGAGGTCGGGGGGCTCGATCACGTCGAGCCGACCGGAGCGGTCCTTGGCGGGCAGGCCCCAGGGGTTGGGACGGCAGACGAGGCGGCGGATTTCGCCGCGCTCGGGCTCGTGGCGGAAGCCCTCACCCTCCGGGACGAACAGGCTCATGGAGACGACCTGGTCGACGATGCCGGGCAGCTCACGGCCTGTCTTGCCGCCTTCGAGCTGCGGTTGCCAATGGATGCGATTGAGCTCGTCGGTGACCTTCTCCAGGATGCCCACGAAGATCACCGTCTTTGCCTGCGCGTGCTGCAGGTGCTTCAAGAGCGCGATCACCTCGCGCGCGAGCAGCCCATAGGCGCCGCGCGTGTCCGCCTTGCCGGTGCGCTCCGAGAACGCCTCCGGCCGCGTCTTGGCCCAAGCCATGGCCTGACGCGTCAGATCAGTGATCGAGTCGACGAAAATGATGCGCTTGCTCGCGATCAGGCGGACGAGGTCGGGGTAGGTTGCGGCAACGTGGCGATGGTGAGCCTCCGAGAAGAACGAGTCGGCAGGCGCGGCGGGGTCGACGCCGCCGACGAGGCAGGCGACGTCGAGCGCGTCGAGCCACGTGCGCACGGGGATGCTCACGCCCGGCCAGTCCTGCACCGACTTCATGCCGGCTTCGAGATCGATGCACAGCGTCTCGTCGGCGGGCAGTGTCTTCAGCAGCGATGTCTTGCCGACCCCGCTCGGCCCGAAGATGGCGATCGTGGTCTTGGCAGCGGCCTCCGCAAGGCGCTCGTCGGCGGTGACGATCTTGAGCGCCATCAGCGGCCCCCCTCGGCGAGCAGGTCGATTGGCCGCTCGCAGCCGAGCGCGCCGACTTCGCGAGCGAGCACATAGAGCCGGCGCAATGCGTGGAGGCGATCGCCGACCGCATTGAACTCGGCTTCGAGCGCGCGCAGCGCAAAGGCAATGTCGTCGAGCGTCGCGTCCTCGATCCGCTTCACGGCCGCCCCGGGGCGGCGTGCGCCGAGCGCGGGAACGACGATCGTGTCGGGAAGAGCTTCGAGCGCGTAATGACGCTTGCGCAGCGCGGCAATGCAGGCGGAGTTGCTCATCGGGATTCCTCGGGCGCGAGCATGAGGCGGAAGGTTGGCTTGCCGGTGCGCACGGTGCGGGCCGGTGCGAAGGCTTGGCGGATGGCTTCAGGCCAGGCGGTGAAGGCGCGCTCGGACACCTTGATCTCGAGGGAGACGTAGTCGGCCACCTTCTCGCCGCTTGCCCGGATGCGCTCGACGAGCGCGGCGAGCCGGTCTTGGTCCCACTCGATCCTCTTCGGCAGGTCGGCCACCACGGTCACCGGGCCGTCATCGAAGCGCACCGTGCCGGTATCCTTGCCTTGCGCGGCGCGCAAGCGCGCGGCCACCTCGCCGTAGCGAAGCACCAGCGCGCCATCGAGCCAGTCCCTGATTCGCTTGGCCGCATTCAGCGCCTCCTCCGCCTCTTCCTGCAGGAGCGCGAGATGCTCCGCCGGTAGCTTGGCGATCTCGCCGACCGGCATTGTTCGAATATGGGCGAGCTGCGGCCGATTGCTGCGATCGACCCCCATCACGCGACCTCCTGAAGCAGGAACGAGGCGAGCGAGGCCGGCACGCGCCTCGGCTTCGGCCGCGCGATCGCGAGATAGCTGTAGTCGTCGGGGCCGTGCCGCCGCTGCACCAGATGAACGAGCCCAAGCTCGGCGGCCCACCAGGCGCGGCGCGCCACGCGCACGAGCTCGGTACGGTCGCGCTCGGCAAGCCGCGTGCCCTGCTCCGTGACATCGAGGGCAAGGAAGCCCCGATGGTATTCGAGCCTTTCGCCGGGCATGGCCTGGCCGATCCAGCCGCACAGATCGATCTCCTTGATGCGGAGGCGAGCCGTGCGAAGCTTGGTGATAGAGTGCGTCATGGGCTCCTCCTACTCACGGGCGCGCCGAAGCGTCTCAGGCGGCCTCGAGGCCGTGCGCCATCAGGACGAGGCGGATGTCCTTGAGGCGGCGGTAGAGGCCGCTGCGGGAGCCACGGCCTTGGGCCGCAAGCGAATCGACGGTGGTATGCGCAAGCGCCGCGCAAAGCGCGCCGTTGCGCCGATCGAGCAACCCGAGGCCGCGCTCGACATCGAGGCGCCGCTCGACCTCGGCAAAGCCATCGACCGGCTGGCCGAGCCAAGCGGAAAGCCCGTCCTCTTCGGCGGTGAGCTCCCCGCGCGTTGCGCCGTCGCGCCCGGACTGCTCCTCGTCGAGGGAGACAGGGACGGCGCCGAACGCCTCGCGCTCGCGCTTGATCTTGGCGGCAATGCGCGTGGCCTGATTCCGCAGCACCAGTCCTGCGAATGCGCCGAGCGCGCCGCGCTCAGGATCGAAGGCCGGCAGCCGGGCAATGAGGTCGACGAGAAGGCCCTGACGGATGTCGTCGAGCTCGGCGCGCGGCAGCCGCAATCGGCGAACCAAGCGGCGGGCTTCCGCATCGGCTTCGAGGAGCAGGAGCTGCAGGTCGGAGGCAGAGAGTGCAAGCGGCATCGGGCGGGGCCTCGCTCATCGGTGTCGATGACCGCAGCCTGCCGCGGTGCCCGATCGGCTTGCTGGGAACAGCCTGGGATTTCGCTGGGAAAGAATGGGAAGCCGGGCCTAATCCGGCCGGCCCGTCAGCGCAAATCGATCTCGTGCGGCTCGAGCGCCAGCGCGTAACCGGACGGACTGCGCCGAGTCCTGATCAGCCTCCTGACCTGATCGGGTTCCGCGGCGCCCGCCGCGAGGCAATCCCTGAGCTCACGAACGAGATCGCTGGCCGTGCGACCGCTATTGGCTGCCTCGATGTCGACCGTGCGGACGAAGCCACCCCCACGGACGGCGGCCTCCGCCAACTGTACGAGCAGCCGGAACGGCTGTTGCGGCACGTGGCGCTCGATGCCGTCGAGAATGACGCGCTGGCTCGATTTCACGATCGAGAGCCGCGGCGCGGACGTTCGAGCCGGTTCGAGCTTGGCGGGATCGATCGCAAAACATCCCTCTCCCGAGTCGCCAATGCATTCCTCACTGCTCACGAGGTGAATGCCGGCCCCGGCAAAACGAACGCGTTCCGCAGCCGACAGGGCTGGCGTGATCAACGTGCTTTGCGACGCCCCATCGACGAGTCGGATCGCGGCAATCAGACCCGCCTGAAGCGCACGGAGGCGCGAGAGCACCAGAAACACCTGCCGGCCGCTTGCGCTGCGGCCGACGTGCCAGGCGCCTGCAATCACTTCCGACGGCTCCTCGAAGCCCGACGCGGCCGCGATCTCGCGCGCGAGCGCCGCCGGGTTGATCTCGTAACTTTCGAGATCCTCCGGATCGAGCACGAGATCGGCTTTGTGATCGAGCGGACAGACGGCGACGAGCCGGCCCTCGATCCGCTCGATCGGCCGCCAGTCGCGACCGCAAGCGCAATCCTCGCACACCTGCCATTCGTGCGCCGGCGCACGCGCAACGAGCACGCCGGCCGCGATCAGCCGATCGAATGCGGGGCCGTAGAACGGCTTCGCCTCGCGTCCCCAGAGAAGCGCGGGCTCGCCCGTCTCACTCCGCCGCAACAGCAGTCGGGCGAGCGTCGCGACCATACACGAGCCCATTGTGATGCAGGATCTCGAAGATGCGATGCTCGTGGCGGTGCCGCTTGAACTTCGCCACGGCGGGCGGCTTGAGCATCACCCGCACACGGTCCGGCTTGGTCGTGCCACTGTCGATCTCCACTTCGATACCCAGACGCGAGAGCTGCCAGTCGGGGCCGAACCGGATCCCCGGCACATGGTGGCCGAGACTGGCCAGGGCATCCCCCGACGGATCGCGCAGGATCAGCCGCTGGTAGACCCGCGTCCTTCCCGTTCTGCGATCGAGACCAACCTGCTGGACCTCGGCCTCGAAGATCGTCACCTTCCGCACAGCGGGATCGAAGGCGTGTGTGACGCGAAAACCAAATCCAGCCCGTTCTACCGGGGCGAGCGTGTAAAGCCTTCTTGCATCGGGCCGCTTGAAGAAGCCCGGTTTGCCGATGAGGCATCGTGCGAAGATGTCGGCGAACTCATCGCAGCGCGCCTTCGCGATCCGCCCGATCTCCAATCGCCCGCTTGCAGCGTCATAGGAAAGGACCGCGCGAGCGATCTCGCGAAAGCTCACCACCCGGTCCATTCCGTCCTCGATCACTTCCGTAGTCTTGAGCGGCGCGCCATGCGTCACGATGAGGACGAGTCTCTCATTGTCGTGGTAACACCCAACGCGGCAGTAGGAGCCGCGCAGGTCGGCTTCGAACAGGCGTTTCGCCTCACGCTCGAATGCGGCAAGCGCCCTCCGATCGGTGTGCGCCTGCACTTCCACATCGGCGCCGCGCAATTCGACCGGCGCCGACATGGTCGCAACGCTCAACAGATCGGAGGCCTCGTTGAAAACCTGCGGATGATCGAGGAAACAGCGAAGCGCCACTTGCTTCGGCTCTGACTTCTCGTCGTCGCGGTTTCGGGTCGGCTGAATCGTCACCCCGTGCCGGTGCGCCGCTTCGAGCAACAGCTCGAGCCCGCGGGCGTTGCCGAGCTCGGCGATACGAAACAGGTCCGCGATGAGACTCTCCGGGCGGTCCCCGTCGGGACCCTGAAAATACGCGCGCAACGCCTCTCGCGCTTTCCTTGGGCTCCCCTCGAACACCGCCATGTCGAAACCTTGCAGCGCCGCGGCATGGCGTTCGAGCAATCGCCGCATGAGGGCGAGATCGACCGTGTTCAGGAATTGAAGATTGGCGAATTTCCTTAAGTTCTTGGCCATGGCGGCCACCCAACGAATCGATATGCGTTCCTATTATGTTCCGACTCGGCCGCAACTCCGAGTCGATTCTTAGCGCCTCAACATCCACCGGATTCACCGCCGTGGGACGCCTTCCGACGCCGGCGAGTAGAGGGCTCAAGCGAAGGAATTCTCCGTCCGCACCCGGCTCATGCCCGCTCGCCCCTCTCCGCATCCACCGACGGCCCCCCACCTCGACGAGATCGCAGAGATCCTCGCTCAGGGCGTATTGCGGCTCGCCCGGCGGATACGCCAAAATGTCAATGACACCAATGAGTTGGGAGACTTTCCGCTGGACTTTCCAGCGAAAGAGAGCGTCTGTCGTCACGAACCGCCCCAAGACTAAAGACGTGTGATGACGACGCCCATCCTCAAGCAGATCGCCGCGCTCCATGACCTCGACCATGGTGCGCTCAAGGCGCTCTGGCGCGAGTACTATGGCAGCGAGCCGCCGGGCTACCGGCGCGGCTTCCTGATCAAGGCGCTCGCCTATCGCATCCAGGAGCTCACCTACGGGGGATTGTCGAAGGAGGCACGCGAGGAGCTCGACGCCCGCATCAAGGGCGAGGCTCCCAGGGGTAAGGCGCGCCATAGCCTGCCGAAGGATCGGCCCGTTGCCGGCACGCGGCTCATCCGCGAATGGCAGGGCGTCGAGCACCACGTCACCGTGCTCGCCGACGGCTACGAATACCAGGGCCGCAAATACAAATCGCTCTCGGCCATCGCCCGCTCAATCGCCGGCACGCGCTGGAACGGGCCGCTGTTCTTCGGCCTGCGCCGACCCGGGAGCCTGGCATGAGCAAGATGCCCGTCCGCAAGGTCCGCTGCGCCATCTATACGCGCAAATCGAGCGAGGAGGGCCTCGAGCAGGAGTTCAATTCCCTCGATGCCCAACGCGAGGCCTGCGAGGCCTATATCGCCAGCCAACGCCACGAGGGCTGGGTGCTCGTCCCCCACCGCTACGACGACGGCGGCATCTCCGGCGGTACGCTCGAACGGCCTGCCCTCAAGCGCCTCATCGCCGACGTCGAAGCCGGCCGCGTCGATGTCGTGGTCGTCTACAAGGTCGACCGCCTCACGCGCTCGCTCATGGACTTCGCCAAGCTCGTCGATGTGTTCGAACGCAACGACGTCTC